TCTGCGTAATAAGCCTTTAAATCTTCTTTTTCACGATCGTGTTTGAATTTCAAAGACATTATCTCACGTGTGTTAGCATCGTCAATATTAGCGACTGTTAAGTCTTCTAATTTACGTTGTAAGTTAAAACGTTCTTGAGCTTCTTTTTCTTCTTCTGCTTTTCGTTTTTCAGCATTTTGTTTTCTGTCTTCGCTTGCTTTCTTTTGGTCTTCTTTTACTTTACGGTTATATTCTGCATCTAAAACTTGCAAGTCCGTTAACAACTGTCTTTTTTTGTTTCTTTCTTCTAAATTTAAGCTCCCTTTATAACCTAAAGCAAAGGCTAACTCATCTAATTGTTTTTTAATCAAAGCTCTTTCAGCATCATAAACTTCTTTATCTGTAGCTCCTTTTGCTTTCATTATACGAATGTTATTTTCTAACTCCGTAGCACCCCCTTTTCTTTCAGCTCTCAATTTAGTTAGTAAATCTAATTCTTTTTGAAGTTGGTCTTTATATGCCTGTTGGCGTTCTTTTAATTGCTTAACTTTTTCAGCTGTTTCATCTGTAGAATCCCCAAAAACTCCCATAGCTTCAGCAGCTAAACCTAATAAAACAACAATTGCACCTATTCCAGATACAGCTAAAGCAATTCTAAAAGCTTTCATTGCTCCTGTAGATGCACCTACAACAAATGTATAAACCTTTTGTAAAGCTGTCATCGTTCCTGTAGCTTGTGCATTTGCTAACTCCGCACCTGTTAAAGATGTTACAGCACCTATTACTTTTGTTTTAATAGAAGTAGCCAAATCCAAAGCATCGTTTTTAAGCTCTTTCATTGCGCTAATACCTTGCGTTAAAGCAATAGCACCTTGAACTTTTAGCATTTGCTTTTCAATTTCTTCCGATTGTTGACCGAATAACGCTTGATCACCTGTAACCGCTGAGAAAGCTCCTGCAATACCCTCTGCTGTTCTTTGAAATTTACCTCCAAACTTCTCAGGATCAGCATCGTTTATCGCATCCGCCACGCCTCTCATTTGTTCTTTTATTTGACCAGCACGTCTTGCAACTGTTTCAAACTCTTTACTAGCGGGGTCTAAGTTTTGCAATTGAACGGTAAGTTGTTTTAACTCTTTGCGTAGGTTAACAAATGATCCATCTGTTTTTTTAGCATCTTTGCCTACGTTTTCAATTGCGTCACCTACCTTGTTAACGTCTTGTACTGAGTCACCAGTATCAACTCCTACTTTAAATATTATTTCTTCTTGTGCCATTATACTGGTATTTTTACAATATTAAAATTGAAATCTGTTACCCTTACATCTGCCGAGTTGGTATTCCTTACAAACAATTCTACATAATCATTTGCTACCATTTCTAATACAGCCTGAGTACTTCCCCCATGTTCAACGTTTGATGTTGTTGTTCTAATTATTCCTTCGCTTTCTGCTATAATAGTACCATTCTTTGCTACTCCGATTGAAATAGATTGGTTTGCTGAAGCACTCCTGGTCGTTGCGTTAATCGTTACTAAAAAAGAGTTTGTAAAGGCTCCGTTGTACGTTAGTCTATTAGTTGTGTGTGTAAATTTCGAGTTCGTCCCTGTTGTGGTCGTTCCGCTTGCTTTCACCCATACGTTAACGTTACTAACTCCAATAGGTGTATCTGTAGTGTTGTTAAGCATATACATAAACCCCTTAGTAGAAGTGTTTGTAATACCAACACAATTCACAAATAAAGCCTTGTTATCAGTGTAAGTTACACCAGCCAAATAAGTACCACCACCAGAAAAGTTTACAGTATCTAAAATATAACGTTCACTCGATACGGTTGCACTTGCATTTAGGTTTATTCCTGTTTCACCACTCAACACGACGAAAGACGAATAAATAACTCTTATCCTCCTTGTTACATTCAACGTACTTGGAAATATTAATGCAGTAGAACCGCTTGTACAATCGAATAAACAGTTACTTGTTGCTATAGTCCCTATTGTTCCGTCAAATGTTAGGTTACCACTATTTAAAAAAGCTGAGTCACTCATTACAAAGTTTGTGTAATCTTTAATAGTTCCTACAGTTGCACAATCGGTGAAGTTTACACCAAGCCAATCTAGTGCGGTTGTTGTCGCATCCCCATCCAAATTTAAAGCAGTGCCATGAGTTATTGTAATATTCCTCATTGGTAAAGAGTAAACCGAAGTAATCAATGCAGTGGATGAGTTTAAACCAGTCGACTTAAGAATACAATTCTCAGAAGATGCTCCTAATATTGTTGTATTTTGACCACCTACTAAACGATCCCCTGTTAAGTCAACTAATCCTGTTATATAATAAGTAACATCGTTTGCTAACGTTATAACACCAGCAACAGCCTCTGGAAAATCTACTTTAGTACCTACAAAAACAAATTCATCACCCGTACCACTTGACGCTTGTACACTTACAATACCTGCATTTGTACGTTGGTATAATATACCCGTGTTCGTGTTTTGGTAAAACTCACAAATATAAATATCAGTCGCTAACCATGATCCATCTCTATGGTCGTTTGAAGTTGGAATCGTAGGAACTCCAGCCCCTTTTTTAATAATTATTCTTCTAGTTTCGTCACTCATTACTCAATATATTTGAATTTTTAGATATTCCATTTACACCCCCCAACATTTTATAAACGTCCTCATCTGCATTATTTTCACCACCTCTCAAGATATCGGCTTGAATAGATTGTAGATTCATTCTTTCAATCGTTACGTAGTCATTTAAATACACTTTACGCACAGGTACTGCGTTGTTTGTAGAACTTTTAATTAAAGTACTAATAACGCCTGTTGCTATATCTATTTTATAGGCATAATCAGTGTCATATTCGGTTGAAGTCCAATAAGTACCTACCCCAATTATATAACCAGCGTTGTATATCGCAGTCATTTCCTCAGTGCTTGGTAAATACCAATCGTTATAAAGAATAGAATCAACTGTAACAGAAAAATCATTACATTGTTTGGCTACTGTATTGCTTGCTAAAGTTGTGTTTAAAATAGATTGAGTATTAAATTCACCTGTATATGTATCAGTAGCCCCATTATTTTCACCTACAATTGCATAAGGTTGTGAACTTGTTATATAAGTATCATTTGTTAACGTATCATTTTGATAAATCATTAAGGAATAGTCCTCGTTGTATGGGACTGTTTGCGTTCCTGGTAAATCTGCCATTATCCTAAAAATTTAATTAGTTCAACTTCGGTTGTGCCATAAGCATCTGAATCAAAATCTTTAATAGTATTCAATCGGTATAGCACGCCATCAATTAATTTAAGTTTAGCAAAATCCAATTCGTTAATATCTTTATAGGTAAGTTTCAAGTATAAAGTTACTAATTTAGAATCAATAGAAGTTATTTCGTTTAAGAATTTCTTATGATATACTTCAAATGTATTCAATGTGGGCACATTTCTCAACTTATCAAACTCGATTTCCCTAGGGCTGAAATGTAAATCAAATAATGGAATGTTATTAGTATTATTTTGGTATCTTATGTGGTGAAAAAAAGGGTATACCGTCCAAGCAACATTCGTATCGTCAGCACAATTAAATAGTGTTATATCTCCTGCTCTTAACCCGTTATAAAACATAAGCATTCCTTTACCTTTGTAAGGTTTCTCGTCATCGGTTACACATATAGGGTAGATAGTGTTTTTCCCTGTTGCCTTAACAGGTGGTAAGGTAGCGAAAGGTAGTTCAATCTTTACATCTCCATTTAACCACGTGTCAACATTAATCTTTTTTTCCCCATAATTACTTCCAGAATATTCTCGGTATCTGTTGTTATAGTAGTCCTTCTCCTCTGAAAATCTGTAAGTGTAATTATTCCCCTCTACTAACGAATTAGATTGTATTGTGATATCCTTTGAATCATCAACTAAATCAGTCCAATCATCGTAAACAGATTGATCCTCGTAATAGTTAACGAATGAGTCAATATAAATAGTAGACTTGTTAGTGACAGGATCGTAAATCGGGTCTGACATATAAGCGTAAAACAAGTTTAAAATACCTTTGATAAACTCAGAACATTTAATATCTGGAAGCGCTGAGGACAAAGAAATAGTCGAGCCATCTGTCACTACCGCATCTTTGTCAGCATCTAAATTTATCTGTATGTTATCAAATAAATAATCAATAGTTGTCGCTGTTTGGGTAACTTCATTAAATGTAAATTGAAAGGAAACTTTATCTCCTGTGTTTAATTTTACCTTAGCACTTACTTGTGAGTTAAGTGTTACGTTTTTATTTTGACCCCAGTTATAATTAGCTACAGATATTCCATTTACTAATATATCCAGAGAATCGTTTGGAGCTACAAGCCTACTGCCTGTATAAGTAAAGTATAAATCAGCTGAGAATGTTATGTTATATAATGCACTTGCATTTATCTCTATTTCTCCAGTAATAGCATTGATTTGATTCACATCATATACAGGTGTACCTGTGAATCCTATTAACTTTAAAACGTTGTTAATCTTTCCATACTCATATTTAGTAAATTGTGTACCTAAAGAATTGGTTGTAGTTACCTTTTTACCAGATATTGTTGTCGTTGCAAATCCTCCATCTAAATCTACTTTATAACTATTTAATTGTGTTGAATTAAATTTTATCTGTTCACCACCTCCAAAGCCGTATATAAGCTTCTGCATATTTGCATTATCAAAGAAGTTAGTAGTATAATCTACTTCTATATTAGTGTCAATTAAAGCGTAATCTAAAGCCTTTTTAATTGCCTCTTTTACGTATACGAATGGGTATAATTGATTTGTCCTAAAGAAAGCACTCGTGCCAAATGGTCTAGCATAACCATAATCTACAATTGGATAGATATAACCGAATGATTGCGGTTGAAACCCTTGACCATCTGAACCGAAATTCGCTGTGTCTACGCCATTCTTTTTAACCGAAGTATACCAACTATTTAGCACGTTAGTAGTCGTTAATGCGTGATCGTATTCGCTCCAATCCAACTCGTTCAACTTCTTATCTTTCAACTTTGCGAATATATCTACAGCGTCACTAATTAGGTTGCAATCGAATGTATAGTTACCGTTGTTTATCTTAACCTCGTTTAACTTGAATTTACCTTTGAATATCCTTAAGTCATTTTTAAAGAACTCGCAATCATATCTAAGATTAGGTGTAAATTGAATGTTTGAACTTTCCGATAGATTAACATCTAAAGCATATGCACCGATGAAGAAAGCCATATTGTTACTCGTGCCTTCTAACGTTAAAGTTTTAGAGAATGAACGTTTGCGTTTCTCAGGCTCTTTAATATCGGTAATTGAAAGATTTAAAGGTACGGCTATATTGTCCGATAAATCTAATTCGTACCCGTTAACTACTAGCTTACTATTCATAGTGAAATTGATTTATAATCTGTGAATTCGATATTAATAACTTCATTAAATAACTCATCGTGTTCTAATTGTTTTACTTGATAACTAGAATCTGTTATAACCACGTTTTCAACTTCTGTAGCCTCATTAAGATAAATCAAAGGACTTTCATATAATTGTACTAACCAATTTTGTGTTGTTTCGTCCAACCAGTCGGAAGATAACTCTAATTGCTTTGTGATAGTCTTTAAGTAATCAATCTTTCCAAACGTGTTATTGTTTACGTTGTAAGTATTACCTACCCATTCACCCTGACGTTTACTAAATGATTTACTTTCAATCTTCGCTTTGAATCGTGAATTATATGTGAATCTGAAATTATCGTATGATCCAAATTTATTTAACCAAAGTAAATTTGAACCCTTATCAAAACATACATCTGAGAAAGTAACGGTATATCTTGCAGATTTAGTATTAGATCCCCCTGTATCACTCAAATACATTTCAACACTAGCGCAATTATCGTATGTAGATTGAATAATATCTCCTCTATCTAGCAATTCGTCCATATTTAATCTATAAGCTCCTACTTGACCTTGTTGTGACGTTGGTATAGTAATTGTTAAAGAAGTGATTGTACCGCCACTAGAATTGTTGAAAACAACTCTTACTGTATAGTTAGCGCCGAATCCTTCAAACCAACTTAATATTGTTGTATCGGATTTCTTTGTACTTGCAGAATATCTTCTAATTGAACCACTAACTATCGACGCTCTATCTGTTAAGAAGTAGCTTTCATTATCCCCTATCTTGTATAGGTTGTAATCCCAGTTCTTAAACTCATTACGATTTAGAGATCCTTTGAAAGCGTAGATACTACTACTCACAACTGCGCTTCCTGTATCTACTACAGGGTCATCGGTTGCGACTAACGTGTATTTCTCGTAAACAGTCACGTACACCTCTACATAATTGCTAGGATCATACCAACCCTTGTAAGTAGCATTAACACTTTGACTTGCTGAGTGATTACTTACATAAGCTCTAACTTTGTCGCTTAAATCAATCTTTCCATAGAAGTAACCTCCAGACTCTACCTCTGGAAATACTTCAAACGTGCCGATTATACCACCTGCATATACTTCTACGACAAATGAAACTTTATATTTAGGATCACCACTAACGTCATCTAACTGTTTAAATGCAAAGACAATAGGGTTATCACTTGGTGTAATGTAAATTGGTTCTTGTGTTATTGTTATTGCCATTATTTAGGTTTTTTAATTACTATTCTTATTGCTGCACCTACTAGGTCGCTAACTCTTTGACTCATCTCATCTACTCTTTGTTCAGTTAGTACCTTATCAAAGAAGTGAGTGGCCTCAATACCTTTCATTCTAACGCTGTTAACTATCATTCCTGCTAATTGTTCACGTGCTAGATCTTTGTCTTTAGGTACAATACCTTTATCCCCTATCCACTTGTAAATAGCATCGTAAAATGATAGGTTACCTTTTGGGGCTTTGCCGTGAGTTGGTGCGCCTCGATTAACTTTAATACCATTTACACCGTAGTTTATATACTTCCAATGTGGTGCGCCAGCTGTTTCGATTAAATCAGGTTTGATTGTTGCAGGTCTTAAGGATTGAGCTAAATCCCCTGTTGCGTATGATTTATCATTGATTAATTGTTTACGCCAATCTGCTATTAATTCGTTTGTAAGCTTTAATAGTAATTCAGTCATAGGATTGTCAGACGTATTTTTCAATATATCCTCAGACCTCCCAAAATTCAAACTATTAATTATATCAGCGTCGCTCACGTTGTATGGTTTTTATTTCTTGTTCTTTGGTAAAGTTAATAAATTTAAGTCTATGATTGAAGGTAAATATATTCCATTTAACGATTTGCTCCCACGTTTGATTATATTCCTTACTTAGATAGTGGATTAGTTTTTCCCAAACAAACCTCTCACTGCCCTTATCAGGTTTATCCTTATTTTCTTGTTTTCCGTATAACTGCTCATTAATTCGATTGATTGTCGCAAAAAAAAACTAACTAAGTTAAGATAGTCGGGAAGTGGCAAGTGGTCCTCAAAGAGTTTCGCTCGTTCTTGATTTGAATACTTCATGTTTAAATTCTCATCAAGCTCACCATAAGTCGTACCCTTTTCGATATACATTAAACTTGCCAATCTACTTGGATCGTTTTGTAGATCTGAGTTTGATATATCAATGTGCCACCCTATACCAATCTTTGAAGGATCAACTAAAACATATTCTTTATTTAAGATTGTAATTTCGTCTTTTGGTTTAGTTAATTGGAAGTCTTTAAACAACCCTATACAGTGTTCGTGAATCTTTCGTAACTCAGATATATTAACTTTGTTTAAATCGCTTCTTTTAGCCCCTGTTATTAAACATATGAACTCAATGATAGTGCCTAGATCCATAGCCTTTTGATACTTCTCATTTGTCAAAGCCTTAAGATGTTTAATCCTTAAGTCATTTAATGTTTTAGGTGCTTTTATGTTAATATACTTCAAAATAGCCATATTGATTCTTTTTAATTGATTGTACTGCTAGAGCTAACGACATCACACCATCATCGTGTACACCTTGTGGTGCGCCATATTGCACTCTTCTAGTTTTTTCGTTGTAAATATAAGTAAAAGCGTTTAATTCATCTACTAGCCAATTCTCGTTTAATATTCCTATATCCTTATTTTCAAAGTGTACCGCTAAATCTTCAATCATTATCGGTTTGGTTGCTGTAGTAGTTACATAAGGTTGTACGTTGTTGTATACTTTATTCTGTAGCATCTCAAAAAATACATCCCCCTGGTTATTCACCTCGACAAATATCTCAGCGTTGTATTCTCGAATCTTTGTAGCAACCTCATCAATTATCTTTGACCATTCCTGTTGTCGCCATCTTTGAACGTAAACCATTTGATAGTTCTTGTTTAAAATAGTGAGTACAGTGTAATCATCCGCTCTACCTATATCTAAACCACCAAATAGTTTTTGAGTGCGTTCAGCAGGTTTTATTACGCAACTATCGACATTTTTAAATAGTCCACTAGCGTTGTCTATAAACTTTGCTAAATATTCCTGTTCAAAGATATGTTTAGGTAAACTTCTTTTACGTTCTTCTAAGTCCTCCGCATCAATCATTGGGTTGTCGTAACTAGAATAATGAAAGTACTTGTAACGATTATCGTAATTAGGCTGTAGTGATAGTTGATAAAAGTGGTTCTTACCTTTTGGAGTTGATATAAATATTACTTTCTTTCCCTTAACTAGGACCGTTGCGCTTAATACCTCGCTCCATAATTCTGGACGTGTAAAAGCCATCTCATCTACTATCAAATAATCGAATGTATTACCTCGAATATTGTCGGGACGTTCACCAGAAAAGAATTGTATCTGAGAATTAAACCCGCTTATCGTTAAGTCACTTCTATTATACTCGAATAGGCCACTTGATTTAGTGACCTTTTCCATTTCATCAAATACTTTCTTTGATTGCTTATAGATAGGTGTAACCCATGCGATATTACACCCTTTGTGATTGATAGCCCAGTATAACATTTGGTTAATACCTAACATTGTTTTACCAAACTGCCTACCTATGTTTAGAATATAATATTTGTAACTCTCGTTGATTATAGAGTTATGAATTTCTTTTTGTTTTAAATGGGGTGTATATCCTTTAATCGTTGCCATTGAAATCGAACTTCACTATGTTAGTTTGTTCTTGTTGTATCTTTTCAGTAAGTCCGTTTAAACGTTGTGTAATGCTAGTATTATATTGTCCTACCATACCTCCTTCGATTTGATCGCTACGTATTTCTTCTTTGATATGTGAACAGATAGGTACATATTCGTTGTAAGAATTATCTCTATTCTCAAAATAATGCTTTATACTTCCTATCTCATTATAGCAAAATACTCTAAAACTTTCCATTGTCAAAG